TTTATCAGGAAGCCTCGATTACGAAAGTAGTCGGGGCTTTTTTGTTGATTTATATCAATTATATTTGTTATAAAGTGTTTAAGAATTTAAAAAATGCGCTGATAATCAACGTATTACTTGCATATCTCGATTTTTTTTTGTATCTTTGCAAACGATAAGAATAAGGATAGCATGGTTGTGCGTTTTCGCATAGATTGATATCCGTTAAGGTATCTAACGGAACTGAGGTGAGCAGCCTATCTTTTTCTCACAAGTTGCCACCGCGAAATCACTGATGTTGTAGTTCAGCTTTTCAGGTTCCATAAAACAAAAAATATGAAGAGAATAACAATGGTATTAGTCAGCATCTTGATGCTGATGATGAAGGTAAGTACAGCGTCGGCTGATACGAATGTAAATGTATCCTCTACTGATGATTTCGATTGGACTCCAGTGATGGAAGCGATTATCCAGGTAGAGAGTGAGGGTAACCCCAAAGCAAAAAGTGGAAGTTCTGTTGGTGTTATGCAGATTACCCCTATCTTAGTGGCAGAGTGTAATGACATCCTGAAGAGACGCAAGAGCAAGAAGCGTTTCTCTTTGGCTGATAGATTCAGCATCGCAAAGTCTAAGGAGATGTTTCTCCTAATTCAATCTGTCCACAATCCTCTTAATAGCATTGAGAAGGCGATTCGTGCCTGGAATGGTGGAAATCACTATAGTGTGAAGAGAACACAGCGCTATTTCGAGAAAGTCATGAATCTTTTGAAAAATTAATTGATTTTTGATATGTCCGATCTATCCTGAAAAGGATGGGTCGGATTTTTGTTTTCAGCCCAACGTTTTCCGCGCTTTGAGTTCCGGCCTTTGTTTTTGTCCTTTCTTTTGCCCTGTTTTACTCTTATTGGTTTTGCTCTATTTTTTTTCTCTTTTATCAGTAAATTCTCTATTTTACTCCCGTTTTAGGGTCTTTTTTTACTTTAAATGTTAAAACATAGTTAAAATGGTAACTTTTTGCTAGAAATATTTGGTAGTTATCGAAAAAAGTAGTACCTTTGCATTCGCAATTCAGAAATGAGTTGATTATATCGCGGTGTGGAGCAGTTGGTAGCTCGCCAGGCTCATAACCTGGAGGTCGCATGTTCGAGTCCTGCCGCCGCAACTAATATCGGGTAAGAAGTTGGTCAACAACATCTTATCCGATTTTCCGTTTTAAACTAGGACGGGATTGACATTTCAGAAGTATAATATCATTGGCCAGTAAAACGGACAATGAAAAAAAATGAATGCATCAAAAATTGATTTTCTCAGTTCGCGTGAAATGTTAGGATTCACGCTTCCGGTTATGCATACCAAGGGCAACAACTGGTATGTAGATTTTTATGCCCACGACCCTGTTTCTGGCGCCATGAAGCGCAAGAAGTATATGCTCAACAAGTATAAGACAGACCAGAAAAAGCGCATGATGGGCAGCCTCCTTATCCATAATATTACCGCAAAACTGACGGCTGGATGGAACCCTTGGGTGAATGTTGACAAGTCACGCCAATTCACGGAAATACCAATTATCTTCAGTAGATATCGTGATTATATTAAGGCGATGACTGATAAAAAGTCGATGAAGGAAAAGACCTCTATCGATTACCTCAGCCGCCTTAAAATGCTTGAGACGTTTATCCAGGAGTGCAAGAACATCAAATACGCCTACCAGATAGACAGAGCTTTCGCCATCGACTTCCTGGATCATCTGATGTACGACCGTGATGTATCTGCCACAACCAGAAATAACTACCGCTCATGGTTCGTCTCGTTCGGAACCTGGCTGATGGATAGAAAATATATCTCAGAGAATCCTGCCATCGATATTCGCAACATTGCGCAGACGGAGAAGTTCAGGGATCCGCTGACCGATGGGGCGCTGAAGAGGTTGAAGGAATATCTGTATGATGCCAACAAACACTTTCTGTTGGCCTGTCTGTTCGAGTATTATACCTTTATCCGTCCGAATGAGCTGACCCAGATAAAGATTGGTGATGTATCCATCAAGGACCAGACGGTATTTATCAGTTCTGCCATCAGCAAAAACCGAAAGGATGGACTGGTGGCATTGAATGACGAAATACTGAAGCTGATGATAGAACTGAAGATATTCGAGCACCCTAGCCACTGCTACATCTTTGGGAAGAGCCTAAAACCAGGTGAGACTCGTGCTGCCTACAATCAGATAAGGGTAGAGTGGGGCAAGATGCGAACCGCCTTGAATTTTCCGAAAGAGTACCAGTTCTACAGCTTGAAGGATACCGGTATCAGAGATCTGGCCAATGCTCAGGGAATCGTTGTGGCCAAAGACCAGGCTAGACATTCTGATATATCGGTGACCAACCGATATATCAAGAATCAGATGAAAGTAAACGAGGAGACTAAGCACTTTAAAGGTGGGCTTTAGTCTCCTCGGAGATTACGACATCATGTAGAAATATCCTACATAGATTTTATCTATCTGGTCATCCTTGACATCCATCTCTATTTTTTCGCATACAAATTTCTTGTTATGGATGATGTATGTTCTGGACGGATCGGGGATGACATCACTTTTAAACTTTACCTGAAGACTGTTCTTATTGTCTATTTTGAGTCCGTTATCATGCAAGGCTCCCAAGACAGTTGCACCTATTCCGCTCTTCATACAGAGCGACAGCGAGAAATAGGTATCTTCAAAATGAGCGATGCCGAGTCTGAACCCCGAATTGATACGGTAGTCTGTCAAGAACTGTGGCCATCTGGACTTTTCTCCTACCCAAGACAGCTTCGTTGTTGAACCGTCTGTAGATTGCACTCTACCAGGAAGTATGAAGAAAATGTTCATGCATTCCTGCTCATCCTCTGAGTTATCGAGCGTGGATTCATCGTCGATCGCATCTTGTACGGATGTATAGCTATAGCCATCTTCGTCGATATCACACTCCTTGGAATTTGATTCCTTATTATTGGGAATAGACAGAAGACATCGCCTCTCGTAGTAATTGTCTTCTAGTAATCCCGACTTGAAATTAATATTTTCCACTACTTGTGCAGCAGGTGAGATGTTCAGATCAACATAATCTTCAGACGAACTGTCTCTGATTAGCGGAGACCAGATGCCAACAGGCTTCCAGCTTTTGTTCTCGTTTTCATCTTCCATGTATATGTAGTAGTCGCCGAAATTCTCGATGATCGTCTGACGTTTCTTTCTTTCAGACCATGACAACGTGGTAGAAGCAAACTGTCTATTTGAACCCATCAACTCTTTGCTATGAACAGTCTCAAAACTATCGAAAACCTTTTTCGAGATAACTTCGTAGCTGTCTCTATTGGCAGAATCTCCAAGATTATATTCCAGGTTTGCTGTAGAGGACGTGGAGAAGGATCCATCTTCATCATAGTCCGTAGTGTATTCGTCCAAAGGTTCAATCTCTACGGAGTCCGCAGTTGACAGTTCTGAAGCGTTGATAACAGAACAGGTCTTCCTGATATCGTCAAAAACGATAGTGGCATTGAAGAGTTTCCGGAATTCTTCGATAAAGGTATAGCTGGACCAATGAGGAAGCGCCTTGCGAAGTTCACGGGTCTTGTAAGCTGAAGCGATGTATAAGAGGTTCCATGGCTTGATGTCTAAGTCGTTGCGCTTGAGAGTGTACCCTTCATATTCTATCACTTTGCGGAAGATATACATCAGGTTGGGCTGAACAGCCAGGTTTGTGATAAATGGCGCGTTGTAGCCGATGAACTGCTTAGTTCTATCCACTCCAACGAAATTGGCGATAAGGTCGTTCGTTTCGTCTCTTACTGGCATGAAGCACCATTTACTCAGCACACCCAGAAACTTCGATTTGTCTTCGTCCAACCTGTATATTTCACTAATTCTATCCTTGAACTTCTGAGACCAACCCTTATCAACATCATACCCCGGCTTATCTGCTGTGCCGAACGGAATCTCATCGATATAATGCTTAGTCATCCTGTCATTGTATTTGATGCGGGATTTCCCGCCCACTATCTGAAGCTTTATCTCCGACTCCGTTACACTGATGACGGTTCCCACTCCCGATAGAATCAAGCGACCGCTCACGTATAGCTTACAGTCGTCAAACTTCTGGGTGACCTTGGATACGTCGAATCGGCTTACGTTATGGAAGACTCTTCGGTTATTCATAATCGACATCGGAAAATTGATGTCGTAGGAATATTCGCCGTCGTCGGTAACGTACTGGTTGCCGTATGTAATCTTGATAGATTGGCTGGCAGCCGGGAAGGCTGCCATGCCATTAATAATGCATGTAATCATAAACTTATTTGTTAGATTTCATCTTTTGAAATTGACTCCATTTGCGGTCGAAGCCATCGGGACCCGTAAATACCATGTACGACTTGATGCCGAGGTTGAGCTGTTCGTTGAGTCTGTTGATGGTAGAACTTACGTTATCGAGAGACGCTCCCATCTGCCCGTTGTCGTTATTGACATTTACAACCGGGGCCACAACGGCAGCGCCTCCCGTTCCCATGGCACGGCTTACGTCTTGAGCTGTAAGCGATGCTACGGTATTATTACGCTGGGCGGCATCGATGAGCTGAAGGGCAGGAAGAAGCTGAGGGTTATTCACGGCATTATGATTTGCCACGAACTCGCCTGCATGGACCACGCCAGCCTCCTTCTTATAATGGCCAGGACCCGTAAAACCGCCCTCGTAATATCCGGCTGCCTCCGCCTGATGCTGTTTTTTAATAGTCGCTATCTGGAGCATACCGGCAGCAGTGGCGAGTCCGGCGGCTATAGGGGCGATGATATAACCCACGGCAGGGATAGCTGCTGCTGAAGAGTAGGCGTTGATTGCCGACATGGCGGTGGAAGCGACTGCCTGAGCAATCTCTATTTTCATCGCCTTTTTGTTGGCCTTGGTCTTTGCCGCAGAAATCTCCTTGTCTCGTTTCGCCTCCAATCGTTTCTTCTTGGCCGAGTTATTGCCGGCAGCGGAAATCTGCTTATCGTAGTTCGCCTGGATCTTGGCAACCTCCAGATCTGAGCATGCCTGCGAGTAAGCTGAAGCTGCTCCCATCATGCTGCTGATACTGCTGAAGGCTGCACCTGCTGTGGCTGCAATCTCCTGATAGGTTTCCTGATTCATCTGCTTCTTGGCATCCTGATACGCCTGTTCGCTGATTTTATCCTCCTCGCGAAGCTTCTGAAGATTGTCGTTAACCATCTTCTGCTGCTGGATGGCAGCAATGGCACCTCCGGCAATGGTGGCGAGATTATCAGATCCGAGCGAACCGCTACGGTCATCGCTCTGCCTTGTCATCTTCTTGGCGGTATCGAGAGCGGTGTTTGCATCTGTTCTCGCCTGGTCCTTAGCGTCCGGCTTGTATGATGCATACTTGTTAGCGATGCCCATCTTCATGCGCTGATATTCCTCTTCACTTACGAGACCAGCCTTGTGAACCTCGTCCAGTCCTGCAAGCTCCAGCTGTATCTGCTGCTCGTTGCTGAGGGTAAGATATTCCTGCTTGAGTTGCATCAGCGTATCATCGTATTGTTTCTGACGGTCATACTGGTGCTGCTGTTGGCTGCGCTCAATCTCTCTGGCTATCTGCCAGTACTCATCAGAGGACTTCAGGTAGAGTGCCTGCTTCTCTTTGAGGAATGTCTGGTCGAGTTGAAAAAGCGTCTCATTGATAGCACTCTCGTTATGATAGAGGTCGGAGTCCTTGTTGTAATATTCGGCGGTGATGGCCTGTTCTGCCACCTGTCGGTCATACTCCAGTTCCTGGAGGTCTTGCGTCTGCTTGCGCTCATAATCGGCAGAGACCTTCTCTTTCTGGGCATTCAGACGTTTATACTCCTCGCTTTCAGCTTCGCCGTATTTGCGAAGGATGTCCATGCGCTGCTGAAGTCCCTGCGTCTTAATCTTCGCCATGCGGTCATTGTATTCTGCCAGGCGAATCTGACCGGTAGAGTAGAGGGTTGTAGCTTCCAACTGCTGAGCCTCGGTACTTTTCTTGGCATCATCAAGCTCTTTTTTGAGGGCAGCCTTGCGTTTGGTTTCTGCTTTACGGGCGGCAGCTTCACGCTTCTTTCTTTCCTTCTCTTCAGCTTTTCTCTCCTTCTCAGTGGTGTAATGACCAGAGGAACCCGTTGTTTTGTTCGTTCCTGCACCTGTGCCTTGGAGACTCTTTTTCTCTTTCTTTTTATACAGTTTCCGAAGGTCTGCATTCTTTCTGAGTTCTGTATTATAATAGGTCTCTTCTGCATTGAGTTGCTGTTGCAGGCTCAGGTTTTCCTTGAGTCTCTGTGTATGAATCTCCTTCTGCTTCTCATTACTCTTTAATGCATCATTCTGTTCAATGAGCTGTCCGGTAAATGCATCTGCTACAGCTTCGCTTTCGTATCGTTCAGGATGTGACTTACGTTCGGCATCGACCGCTTTAAGAGAGTGGCGTATTCTGCTTTCTTTACGTTTCAGTTCCAGTTTCTTTTTGTTGATTTCAACCTTGCGCTCATATATAGCTTCTGCCATCGCCGCGTTCTCCAGCTCTTTGATATAGTTCTGGATTGCAATCTGGTTGTCATTATACAGCTTTCCTTCCTTGGATATAGAAGCATGATACTCTGGTACCAGTTTCTGCATGGCTGCGATAGCTTGTCTGCGCTCATCTACGGTGTAGGCGTTGGAATGGATAACTTTATTAAGCATGTCCACTTTGTTGCGTTCATCAAGAGTTGCATCAGATACCTTCTTGGCGAGACTTGCCTGCGCTTCCGCAACCGCCCTGTTATTCTTTGCTTCCTGCGTACTGTTACGCATAGCTTCATTATACGAAGTAAAAGCTTTGACAGCTCCATAAACCGCAACTCCTACCACCGTGAGAACGGTGGCGAGTGCGGCCCATGGGTTAGTAAGACTTGCTAAGCGGGCCGCCCTCATCACAACGATATAGCCTTGTACGCCCTTTGTTAAATACGCCCATGATGCCTGTAGGGCTACCATGGCAGCACGCAGAAGGGTTGTTGTGGCTATATATGCTTTATCTACGGCAGCAGCGTATGTGGTGGCAGCCGCTTTTAGCTTGATGGCGATAGTTTCCTTATACCATAGAACTGTGCAAACAGCGATGGCGGAACCTATAACAGCGAGCTGCTTGACGTGGGTAACCGTAAAAGTTATCAATGTTGATAACACACGTATGCCAACACTTAGAGTAGAGATGGCGTATCTGGTTGCCGGGATGAGCTGCTCACCCAGTTCTACCGTGATGTCTTCAAAACGTTGCTTTGCCTTATCGAGCTGAGCCTGCACCGTATTGTTTTGAACATTGAACTCGTTGATAACACTCGTGCCTGAAGCGTACGACTGGGCAGCGAGATCCTGGGCGGTTCTTACCTGGTCTAAGTGCGAAGCTACCGCAGAGAGAACGCCAACGGCACGAGTGCCATTCAGCTGCATCTCCTCAAACATAGGAGCCATCTCTGCGAAACCACCTCTAGCTTTCATGGCTCCCAGGAACTGCATCAGCCCCTCGTTGGCGTTCGTCTTCATCAGGTTGGTGAATTTCTGAACCTCGATACCTGCTATCTTGGCAAATTTGGCCGGCTCCTGAAACATCTTGGTGATGAGCTGAGAGAAGACGGTAGATGAGGTCGCCTCTTCCTGCATGTTCTGGTCGAGGGCAGAAGCGAGACCCATCAGTTGTGCCTGAGTCATGCCAGCCTGGATGCCTACACCGGAAAGGTCAGCGGTGAAATCAACGATATATCCGGCATTGGCAGAGGAGTTCTGGGCGAGTTCATTGATAGCGGAACCAGTGGCAAGCATGGCTCCACGGAGTCCTTTGGTCTTATCTTCCCCGAACATCTGAGCGAGTTTGCCAATCTTATCTACCGCTCCTTCTCCCAAGTCATCGCCGAGCGCAACGTTAATCTTGTCGGCTCCATCAACAAATTCTTCAATCATATCCTTGCTGGTAATGCCCAGGCGACCGGCAGAACCTGCCAGTTCGTTGAGCTGTTCGCGGGCTGTACGGGTGTCCATACGCTTGAAGTCTTCGTTCATCCGGCGAACCTCTCCATCGGTCTGTCCTGTATATTTGCGGACGTTGGCCATAGATTCCTCCATGTCGGCGTAGGCTTGAGCTGAAGTTTTCAATGTTACTGTGAGAGCTGTAAGACTTCCCAGAACCTGGGTGAGTGCTCCCCAGTTTTTATTGAGACCATTCCAGAGTCTAGAAAAGAAGCCGGATGTAGCCTTACCTTCATTGTTAATGCGCTGCATCTCTGTCCTCACTTGTTGAAGTTGTCCCTGAAGCTTTTTCCATTCCTCAGAATTTCGTTCGATAGCACCACTTTTAAGCTCTCGATTGAGCGCTTTAGCTACTGTCTGTAAGTCCTTATATGATGCGGAAGAAAGGTTTTTGAGTATTTGATTTACCTTCTGCTGGGTAGTCATGTACGCTTTGGCTTCGGCACTCAGTCTCTTGATTTGTCTTTCAAGTGCTGTTGCTGATTCGCCTTTAGCGTAGGCTTCTTCCTTTGCCTTTTTGACGTCTTCCAGCTTTTTTTGCAGTTCTTTTAGTTTATCCTTGGCCTCCTTGGTATCAAGAATAACTCTGCTGATGTGGGTATCTGTATTTGTTGCCATAATTGAATAATTTTATATTTATGGCAAAGATAACAAGGGCGGGAAAATAATAAAAATACGAGACCGTATTGATTACGACCTCGTATTTACTTGGTGATTCCTCGTTCTTTATTGTAGAACTTGTAGGCGATGTTGTTGGCATCCCATATTAAGTACTTTTTATTTCTGTTACTAATAGTCTGCTTGTCTCCCGTAACAGTATTCTCTATTGTCACAAAGAAAAGATAGCCCTTTTTAACAATATCGCTGATCATGTTGTTCGGCGATGCTTGCCTAATTGGCTCATTGTATTTCTCATCATAGGTGTCGAATAGAGGTTCTAATGCTTTGGAAGGAGGACACGAACTATTGCCAAGCTTTCCGAAAGCATGGAAAATGACGAATGTGGCATAAGTCAAAACTGCTGAGAATATCAATGTACCTACCATAATTCTAAAGTTTATTATAATCTTTGTTGCAAATATAATAATAATCTTTGAAATACGCAAGTTTTTAATGTTAAATCTTTGCTTTAACCCCTATTATTTAACTACTTCCACGTATCTCGAATAGTTTATCCTGGAATGCGGGTTGAAGTTGACGATTTGAACCTGGTAGCCTTTCGTCCCCCAGCGCCACCATAGAAACTTATGCTTGTAGGTTCTACTCACGATGGTGGTGAGACTATCTCTTGAGATATATTGGCACAACCTGGCAGGGATGTCGATATGTAGGGATAGCCATTTATCCTGATACGAAAAGACGGAATCTGCTGTATTGGGTACGGGTTCTATTCTTACTGTATCCGCCGTAGAGGATGATGCGGTATGGATAGATTTCACGTCCTTGAGCTTTACCTTGAGTTCCCTGATCAGTTTAGTATCTGCCAGATGCAGCTGCTTCAGTTCGTCACATTTCGCCTGAAGGGCTGTGTTCTTGGCCACAGAAAGAGAATCATCCAGGTTCCCGTATTGAATATCATAGGTAAGACTCCCCACGTTTTCCGTCTGTCTGTCGAGGTCTGCCTGCAATTTTCCGTTCTGGTATGCAGAACGTATGAAGGCAACCATGGTCACAATGAGCATGGCTGCCAGGATTTGTATGGTAGTTTTTGGATTCTTCATCATGATGCGATATCTTTATATTCCTCGATAGCGTTGAAACAAGGGCACATCTTCTTCCATTTCGATTTATCCGTGCCCCAAATATCGCGATGCCCCATAATCTTTGCCTCAGGGAACATCTGCTTGAGCTTGTGGAGTAGGAGAGTGAGAGCGTCCTTCTGCTCTGGTGTGCGGTTATCCACAGGTTTACCGTCTTTATCAATGCCACCCATATAAGCCACATTGATGGCGGTCGAATTGTAGCCTTGCACTCCATTGCTTACTTCTTCGATAGCGAGAAGCTGATGAGTACCTCCATTAGGTGTGACTACATAGTGATAACCGGGATTGCTCCATCCCTTACGGCGAAACTCAGCCTTGAGATCGTCGATGGTCTGCTGCTGCGAACCTGCTGTGCAGTGAACGAAAATACGTTTAATCTGTCTCATTTTTATTGTGATTTAAAAATTTGTCTTTTAAGTCGGCGAATTTTGCATCGATAGCGATGCCAACTCCGAAGATAGAGCCTGCATACATAAGTGTCTGGGCAAAATACCAGAGCACATTATCTGTCACGTCACGAGATTGCGACGTGAAGTAACTGATATAAACCAGTATAATGGCGAGGAGGAGTGATACCACCGCTGACCCGTACTGAATCCATTCTTTTGTATTCTTCTGCATAATTGTATTCTTTTTATATTCTTGCGCAAAGATATAATTAAATTACTACCTATAAAAATACGATAGAAGGGCATGGTGTAACCAAATTATTTCGTATCTTTGCGGCATATTTTTAATACAGGAATTATGGATATTAAAAGATTTGATACTTATAGGGGCGTGAGCGTAGATAGATGCGGCACGAAGGGTGATGTTTCCGTTGTTCTCGTTGACACGGATTATGTCTATAAACCCAAGGAGGGTACTGAAGCCTATGAATTGTATAAGCAGATAGAGAGCGGTGAGGTGATAGGTATTGTCTTTTATTACACAAGGGAGATTTCCGGAATGGATGCAATCAGTTGCGCCGTGTTGGTAACAAGGGCTGATTTCGAGAAGATGATTACCGTGATAGAAGACTGCCAGTTTATTGGAAACAAGGTTCACGGGTTGCCGATGGGTATTGAAATGTTTTCGCTAGAGGGTGCTCATCTGAGTAATTTTAAGGTGTGTTAATGAAAATGCCGTAACGCCGGCTCTGGCGTTATGGCGACTCTTCTATCTCTATGTTGATTCTTCCGTTTTTCATATAGATTTCGATTTCTGCTCCCTTGTTAAGAAGCGAGTTTATCTCCTTCTCTGTAGGAAGTTTCTTCAGTATTCTTTTCTTCATTTCTCTTATTCATTATATTTTTGGCGATATTCATGTATATCGCCTTTTCCGTGTATTTGTATTTCAACTTTACTACCTCGAAGTGACCTTCTATGTAGCAGTATTCGTAGAACTTCGGCGGTAGCTTCGCCATGATTCTCCTCTTAGTCGCATATTCGTTATAATGCGTCATGATGCCAAGGTAGGAGTTGACTGATGCGATTTCCTTTCTGATATCGTCTATCATTCCTGACTCGGCGGCTTTACCTAGTCTTCCAACCGCCAGTGCAAAACTATTGACTGTATGGTTGGCTACATAGATTCTGCCAGGCTTAATGATTGCTCCGGTAAACTTGATACCCTTGGAGTAATGCTGTATGTATGTTTTCTTCTCGTTCAGCCTCAATCCAAGCTTGGCAAGCTCTTCTCTCAACATAGGGATGATGGCCAGCAGCTTCGCTTTATCCTTGCTTACGAAAGAAATGTCATCCACGTATCTGTCATGTCTTACGCATACCGCATCAATCTTCCAGTCAATCACATTCAGCAGAAAGTTGGCAAATAACTGAGCAAAGAGATTGCCGATGGCGATTCCTCTATCATCGCCGTTGGTAAACAGCGATTTCTCCTTCGGGATAAAGTTCCACATCCACAGGGGGGCTTCTTCTTTCGCAGTAAAGCTCAGGTCGGTGCATGATGACGAGATTACATAACCACCTGAGATCTTCCTTGTCATCTCCTTCGTAGTACTCAACGATAAAGTCATCTATCATCTTTGCCAGCTCTGACTTGATGATGCTCATAAAGAATCCTTTCAGGTCAACCTTCATCACGTAGGCATCCTGGGTGTAGTTCTCGCTCTCTTCACGGATATCCTCGGCAAGCTGAGTCACGCCAGCTAATTGCCCCTTACCTTTTCGGCAGTTATACGTTCTGTCGCAGAAAACCTGCTCAAAAAGCGGCTCCAGCCTCAATGCGATATAATGATGGATGATTCTGTCTCTGAACTGACCTGCAAATACTTCTCTATAGCGAGGATAGCGGACGACAAAGCAGATAGACTTTCCGATTCTATATTGACGTGAGTTAACTTCGTTTGTCAGTTCGACTAAGTTGCGAACATAATTCAGCTCGAACTCCGTAGCGCCGACTGTGCTCCGCTTCCGTTTGCGGCAGTCTAGATATGCTTCTAGCATCGTTTCGAAATCTATCATTTCTATCTTTTCCTTTTTTTTATAACCTTTCGGAATGCGTCTTCTTGATTAGTGCTGAAACCGGACGAACCCTGTTCTGATTGAACTTATAGTTGTTGTTCACGTTGCCGTCGCTCAGATTCAAGTTCCAAGCGTTATCAGCCGAGTTCTGGGTTGACGCCACATATCTTGTTCTTTACCATAAATGATGGTTGTGGCCCATTTATTTCGGAAGACTGTTCTCCTAGTTTGGCGTACCTCCCTAGCTCTGACTACGTTCACTCTCCGCCCTTTCAAAGGCTGCGACGAGCGAACCCTTCCATGCTGTGCTCTGCCGCCCTATACTATCCATCAACAGGAGCAAGTTTGCCAACTTGCTCCTGCCTTTTATCCACTGATGTTCTCCGGCTATCTCGATCAAGGTATTTAATAATTCCAGGTTGGATTGCAGCTCAGTCATTTCAGCGATTCGTACCCTTAGATTTCTCTCCATATAGACCTTTGCTATAATATGCAGGGAATTGATCGCAGTACGCTCGATCCTGTCACCAACAACATATCTCTGCTCTTTCGGAAAATCCTTGATTACATAAATCACCTCGTTCAGAAACTTCTTTGTTTCTCTATAAATTCTCGTCTCACTAGCAATCTTTGCCATTATAAATACCTTTTTCTCAAATAACTTGTTACCCCACGCCTTTAAGGGCGTGGGAGAATTAAAGAACTAACTACTAACTACTGTAAAAATGCTGAAACCGGACGAACCCTGAGCTGACCGAACTTATAGTTGCGGCCCACGTTGCCGTCGCTCAGATGCAAGTACCAAGCGTAATCAGCCGAGTACTGGGTACTAGACCAGTACCATGTCTTCTGCAACTGTGTTGCGCCGTTAATCTTTGACAGGGCATAGTTAATCTTATCGAAGTTAGCCCAAATCATAGCCAGCTCACCGAGAGATGGCAACCACCACTTGCCTGCCAGCAAACCTTTGCCGTTTGCGTTTGCACGAGAATACTTGTTGCAGAATCCGGGAGCATACGCCTCCGTGTTGGTGATGTTGGTTGTCGAACTTGCCTTGATGATAGCGCCAGTATTGGTCTTGCCGGTGAAATCCGCAAACGCAGTCAATCTATCACCTGTCGTGGTTACGCCACTGATATTCACGCCATCACCCTTGCTTGAAACGTTTCCGTCCGAACCTGTCACCTTGGTTGGCTTAGAACTCCATGGAAGTCCTGCGCTTGCCTCGGTAGGAGCAATAACAATATGCTTACCACCCTCTACGAGTAACACACCGTCGGCAATCTGGCCGCCCGACTGGAGTGATGGCCAGTCGTTTACTCTAACTGCTAAAGGCCAGCCGTCGCTGTTACGATGATACATGACGAATACGCCGTCGTACATCTGCAATGAATTCGCCTTGACAGCTTCAATCATTGTGTTCTTGCTCGCGTTAGTGATAGCCTGACCGTTAGAAGCAAGCCACTCGCTCATTTTCTTTGTCTGAATTCCCATAATTATTATTTTTTAAAAATTACTACTCAAAATTACTTATCTTTATCTTCCTTGCCTACTATGGCGAGGACTGCATCTATTACGCAGGGAGCGCAATTCTGGACTACCAGGTTGCGGATGATTTCCGCTTCACGCTCGGTGTACTCCGTGTCGGCATCGCCGTTCCACATCTTCGTGGCAAGGGCTACTCCTTCCAACCCCAGACCATTGCCCTGGTTGTAGATGAGGTTCGCAATACTCTTGCGAAGATTCATTACCTGACAAGCTGACTTGTCGAGAGAGGTATAAACCTCTACATTTTCAAAATTTAATTTCATTTTTTATCTATCAATTATTTATCTGTTTACATATATTACCATCCATTCCGTTCCATTATACCAGAACCAAGTTACTTGACCTAGGGTGCCGGAATACCAGGTTTTGCCATTTGCGCCGTTGTTTAGGTCGTGGATATTGGTGTTGAGTGCTGACTTGAAGTTTATCCGCCCGTTGCCACGCTGAATAACCACATAATGCTGTCCCCATTTCGGGCTATCAGGCAGGGTCAGGGTTATTGCGCGAGCCTCATTATAGCACTCGACGTTGAAATTATAGTCGGATAGCGCCAAGTCCTTATTAATGCGGACAAAGGAAGGTCTGATACCTACCACGTCGCCGTTGTCAATAAGTATGGCATGATTGCCTTCCTTCGCATTTGTTATATCGAAGGCTCCTGCACCACCTTCTACCCAATCACATCGCAGTTGCAAGGCAGCAGCAAATTTGCTTTCTACTGGTGTATTGACACCAACAGTGAAGAAGCCACCTACATTGATTTCGTTATTGCCACTGGCCCAGGAATTAACCGTTAGACCGCATTGATTTCTGTTGCCCAGATCTATAATATACCCATCATAATTAAAAATATCGCGAAAGTTTCCGAAGTGGATATAGTTATTCGTAAGATACATATTGCCATCCTGTTCGGAACCAATGGCGTTCTCGCCGATTCTGAATCCGCCGATAGTTCCGCTTGTGCTATATATTTCGCCGGATTTCGTCACCGAGAATGGGGCACCACCGCCAGTTGCCGCACCTAACCACAAGGCATACCTGCCATCATCGCCATTCTTTGAAGGGATTCTGTACGAGCCGAAAATCTCTCCGGTCGTACTATCCGTGAGATTGATTTCGTTGGAACCCAACAGATTGATCTTGGCATTTTCTGAAAGGAAGAAATCGGTGGCGATGAAATCCACCGTCATATAGGCAGAATCCCAATACTTGGCAAACTCACTGGAGCCTACGATATTCCTTGAATCAGACTTGCCGGTGGAGTAATATGATTGTATACATCTATACCACGTCTTCTTGCCGCTTGCGCCTGTGAGAAGCACTGCGTCTATAAACTTCTCATCATTTCCGCCAGCTTCATACTTGTAAGTTGCCGTCTCCGATGCTTCCACAAAGCCACGATGCTGCCGCCATACGGCTCCACTGCTGCCACGTTCACCATCCACTCCCTGACGGAGTACGGTGAAGGTGTTGCTAGCAAGGACAGTGAAGGGCATTACGGACGTAGGAGTACCCTGTGTCTTTTTAAGCGCCTGGAGGAAATTGTATCTATTAGCTACAATAACCGGGGCTGAATACCAGAAGAATTTCATCTGATACACATCTTCCTCCTTGAAGCCGTTGCCCGTGATGATGTTATAGATGTCGCTGTTCGTCGCATCTCCCGTAAGAGCGCCAAGGTCAAGCACCTCGCCATCTGCACCTATCAGGAAGACAAGGAAAGCGAAGGTATCTAGAACACCAGAACAATTCTCCGTCTTGTCACCCGTATGTCTGAGAAGGCGATATTTACCCAACTTGGTTGTCAGGAACTTACCCGTCTTTCCGTCGGCAGACACGGTGTTTGAATCCAGCTTTATCTCGTAGGTTACGGCATCTTTGCCTTCCACCTTCACCCATTTATACTGACTCCAGTCGCTAGGGTCCGGGCTGCTTACGGTATTATAGCATACACCCATATACGCATAAGACAAGCCAGCCGGATTGGAAGTAGTAAAACCTTCCACGTCCACCATCGTGCCGGAAGAATCCGTCTTGATTCCAGTGCCCCACGCCATGTGGTAGAAGTACTGAACTGCCGAGTTGCCAGGTTCGCCCTTGATGTTGCCGCAGTTCACGAATCCGTTAACGATGCCCGAACCCGTTTCACCTGTATACACCCACAGTTCACCATTGATAAGATAGCAGTCGCCCATCTTCTGACCGGAACTAGGCAGGGCGGAAGATGAAGGTTTCGAGCCTTTAATGTTCACCGACGTTCCGTTGTTGCCATCCTTGCCATTCAGACGAGAATAAGCCGGATTAGACTCATTGCCCTTTTTATCTACCTTGATAACCCTCATCCACAGATAAGGCTTATCTTTTGTGGTAGGGATAGGCATGTCATGCCAAGTTTCAACACCGGGAGAAATTGCCGAGCTCGCCACGCTTTCTGTTGAGCTGATGCCGAAAGAATACTCCGTGTAACTGCCGTTCACACCAGGCTTTCCCGGCTCGCCTACAATGCGCATCGAGTCGCTCCAGATAGTGTCGGTGCTCAGTTTTTGTCGCATCCACACGTCGCCTGGAGTAAATCCGTCGTGCCAATTTGTATTATCAGCGGAATACTGACATAAGAGAGATGCGCCGCTGGTGCCATTGGCTCCATTATGGATGATAGGGATGCTTATCATAGCGAGCGGATCACCGATAGGCTTATTTGTAGTTTTATCCCTAGCAAAGACGGAAACATCCACTACAGTGGCACTGCGGGGGATCAGTAGAGTAAAAACACCCTTATCGAACGCAAAACTTTTAATGAAAGCGCCGTCCGCAACATAGTACAACTTCTCGATACACAACTCTCGCTGGGAACCGACCACCTTGTATACCGAACAAGTAATCTTGGCATACCCCTCGCTTGTTGTCGTGCCGTCTGCCCAGTTACCATTAGCTTCTATGAGCAACGAACGGGTAGAGGGTACAATCTCGTAAGAGACTGCATCCTCACCGTTTGCTACGCTAGATATATTAAACGTTCCACGAACTAATGTCATAACTAACTATTTTTGAGTTTCGGTAATCTCACAGACAATCTCGCCGTCAATACCACCATTGTCTGAGATAAACGGCTCCGGAATCACGAAAACCGTCTTCTTGTCGGAATCGAGAAACGGAGGATTGTAACCCGCCGAATCTTTTCCGTTGAGTTTGGTTCCTGCTGAATTAAACAAGCCCATGGTGAATGAACATTTGTCAGCGGCAAGTTTGTTGGAACCTGATTTAACGTAAGGCTTGAAGACAGCAGCTATACCGCTCCCCTTTACACAGACCAGCGTAGCAGGCTTGTCGCTCGTCTCGCTAGCCACAGGGTTAGGGAAAACCTGCCAAGGGTCAGAAATGTCATTGACGCTACAAATATCCGTACCATAGAGGTTATGCTTTTCCGCATCGCTATATACCTTGCACATGAACAACGCACTGCCGAAAACCTGTTTTTCAATTACGGTAAGCGTATGTGCCTTTATATCAGTATGAAGATCCGTCCATACTCCGTCCTTCTGCTGAAACCATTCAAAGAAGTAACCCTCCACCGTGAAGCCTTCGTTCGAGTTTGTTACAACCACGGCTTGAATCTGGCATTGTCCGTCTCTCGTCTCGATAGTAAAAGGAGTTCCCTTATAGCTGGCAGGAGACTGGATTCTTACCTTCTTGGATGATGTGTCGCCATACGCAATGGTTACAGGGAACTGGGCAGAAAGCTCGGTGCTCGTATTCTCTACCAAACCCGTAGCGGTGGCGGTGATGGCAAATGAACTTCTACTGTTGATGCCCGTCAGATTCTTGATAATCTGAAGGCACTGGATATTCACATCGTTAATGGTCTTGGTGATGCGCTTGAAATGACCGGTTTCGCTGCCATTGAATTTGTTGGTAGAAATCTGTCCGGAGAAGGTAAGCTCCACGCCATTCACGAACCACTTGATATTGGCATCGGGCACCACGATAGACTTGGCACTATTCTCTGAATCATAAACCAGGAACATCACCGTAGGGCAGTTAGTTCCTCCAAAGGTAGGGAACACGGCACCGCTATCATCGTAGAACTGATTAATATCGCCCTGGTCGCACTGCATGATGGTGTAATAAGTCTTACCATTCGAGATGCTGATAATTCTGAAGGTTGCACTACTTTTGCTCATCTGTTACCTCACTTTCTTTTTTATCTGTTTCTAACTCTGTTTTCTTCTCTGTTTCAGCCTCCGATGGTTGAGGGGTTTCAACATTCTCCTCAGGTTTCGGAGTTTCAACATTCTCTCCTGGGCGGAAATCCTCAGTAGTGTCCTCGTCCTCGTCTCCTCCGTACTCCTTCGGGGTGTAGCAGGATGCGCAGCTTGTGCCGTTCACCTCGCCAGCTACCTCTAGAGGAGTAATCAGCGAACCGCCCACGGCGGCACATCTTTCGGAGAGCGTATTGCCCTCTACCTTAGAGAGAGCAGACTGAAAAAGCAGATAATTACCATCGAAAGTTCTCTGCACTACCAGGTAAGCAGGCAGCAATGCCTCTCTCACCTTCTTTGTTACTTTAACATAATAAGGCATAATATGTATCTTTTAAACATTAAATACTAAACATAAAAAACACCGAGGTATCAATCACCCTCGTAATCTCTTGTGATGATAACGCTGCCATCGGTATCGGTAAGCCATTCACCCGTATCAGAAACCATTACCTTGTTAACGCCTCGGGTTTCAATGTCGCAAAAGAAATCCTTGCCGTATTCAGCAGGCAGCATCACCTCTTCGCCACGTGCTCTTTCCACTTCCGTGGTTCCGTCCGACACCTTCCATGAAGCGTAAAGATATTTATTCCAGTTGTCGAGTACACCCTGGTTGTCACTTACGATCGCCTTCACGCAGTTGGCATCCGTAGTAGAACGGAGACCATCGCCACGGATGATGCACGTAAGGTGCGGAAACTGGCGCTTGATAGTGGTATAGGCTCGGGAATCGGAAGGCTCTGGCGAGCTAGGGAATTTCTTGTCAGCTCGGAACATGGCGTAAACCACGTAGGTCTGTCCTTCACCAATCAGTTCACGGTCGATAACCAGCGATGTGATACTGCCGTTTTTGCTCTTCACGGCGGAAACCACCTCGATATTATCATAATCGGCATTTGCCGTGAGGGGTGTTTCAGTTCCCCTTGCGTCACGTCGATACCACATCAACTTGCATCGCTCGTCGTTAGTTATATCCGTGGTTCCCTTGATGACGTTTACATTGATGGTCTGCTGCTCGGACATACGGAGAGGGTTGTAGGCGAGTGCCGCAGGTGAATCAATCATCAGTTCGGAACCTGCCGGAGTCACATCGTTCGAGATAAGAGGAATACTTCGGTCGAATTTGTAGGTGTAACCGTCCTCCTCGTAGATACCTACGAATCGCAAAGCTCTCGGTTCGCCTACCTTACCGTTTTTCTTGACGACAAGCTGACCCGTGTAGTCGCCGGATGCAATCACCTGGTAGCCACTAGCCACCGTACCGCCCTTGGAATAGATGGAAACCGTTCCGTTTTTCGTCACCTCAAACCACTCAAATGATTTCAGCATACTGTTGTAGGCCTTGGAAGCTACGGGTGAATCCGGATCAATCAAGACGCAGCGAGGAAAAAGATTGAGTGGCGAAGCCGAATAATCAGGGAAAAAGATTCCGCTGACCGCATCGTAATTCTGCGTAGTAGGAGTGTAACCATCTGCCATTACTTCGATATTGCAGAGCATCGAGTAAATGACAGGAGCTTTCTCCATTTTCTTTCTGTTACTTCTTGCTAAAGCCATAATTAAAAAAAATTAAAATTCTATTTCGTATTCTGAGGTTAAAACTTCTCCATCCTTGATCTCTGCCGAGCATTTGAAGATGCAGGGATTGTTGGTACCCCAGTTGTCGCCCAGGTCGCTACCCGTGAGTGGCAAATGAATCTGATCCTTACGCTGCGCTACCTGCTGCGCCCATCTGTTATCTTCCGTTGGATTGCCGGTATCTCGGGTCCATACAACATTGGTTAAATGCTCCGTCACATCATTGTTGTAGAGAATACCTCTTATCGTGATGATGGTAAAAGGTTGCAATTCTCCGAGGTCATCCCTGCAACCGAAGATATAATTCTTCGAGAAGCGAAAGCCATTGGAAGACGATATGTCAATAGAGAACTCAGGGTTGCCTTCCACGAACGCCCATCCTGTGCTGGCGTATCTAGGTTCATCGGTGGTCTTATCAATCAAGCATCGCCATCGGCATCCGTAATGCCATACGTCATGCACCTCAGTATTCGTACTTCGATAAGGATTGTTGCCTTGGGCGGTTTCCAACGACCATTTTCCTCTATCCACCACATTCTGCTTTACATTACCCTCATAATCGGTTTGAAGGATATTCTGCACGGCGAGATATTTGGCATAGAAAGCTCCGTCGCGCTTGTCGGCAAGAGGATAATCAGCAAAGATAAACGATAGCGCATCGGGCAGTTTGCCGATAGCTACGGAATAGTTACTTTTATCGATGATAGGCTTCGTTACATGATCAAGCCAGACAAGTAATCCGTCAGACGACGATATATACCAGCAGCTCTGCCTGTCTTCATCCACGGCGTTGCCCCAGCGGATTAACCGGGCAAGCTCGCAAGGAGGATGATTCGCACCAGAAGAAACCTCGCTATCGGGATAGCAGACCACAGTAATGGTGTTTGCAACGGTATTCACCGAAAGAACTCTCAGCCACATATCATAATGCCCCCCATTTCCTGATAGCCTATTGACCGATGCTAAAATCACATCGTTCTCCCTGAACGCCGTAAAGTCACCTTCCCATCGCTTTTGAAGCCCCAGTAAATAGGTGGTATTGCCGCCTTCAGATGTTGCAGGAATCTCGCTTACGCTCTCAACCAGTCCGCTCTCCGTGAACACAAAGTTGCTTTCCATTGCAGTCTGGCGGTTTACGATAAGCTCCTTGGCGATAACAGAGCTTCGCACGGTAATCGATTCCACCTCAGCATTGCCCTTTTCGTCAATCTGCGCACCCGTGCCGCCCATGATGCCCGAGGTAAAACTACCAAACTGTGTACCTCCCTTCATCTTAGCCGTTAATTCCGAGACGATTCCTTTCAGAAAAGTGATAACACCGGCAGCGGCATCATCATGTTCCCTGGACAGGTAGGTTCCGTTGTCCTGCATGGCATAGTCGAGCAGGGCAAGCAGGGCACTTCCCACACGCCATGCCGTGTTGGCTCCCTTGGCACGCTCATCACGTATGCCGGTGAGCATCCTGGTCAGTTCCTGTATGGTATTTTCGTTTTGCATGATTCTATTTAAATTTTGAAGCAAAAATACAAATAAGATTCCTGAAACAAAAATACACTATATCTTGCCAAACATCTGCTTGAACAGGTCTGCCATCAGGCCCTGATATTCCGTACCGTAGAAATAGCCCTCCATATCGTTGAGCTTCATGATGGAAATATAGTATTTCCGGTTGAACCATGGGCGGCGCTGTCTAGGCTCGCCCAGATGATGCTTCGCGCGATATTCCTTATCCAGAAAATAGAGGTCGCCGGGATTGCCATGGTAATAACCGTTTCCGGTTCCCGACTCCTGATACAGGCCATAAAGCAGGAACTTGTGGGCGATGATTCTTGATGATCCGCCAAACGATGTAGCCTGTACGCTGTTGTACAGGGCACCCGTATGGCGGATGCGGTAGTGTATGATCTTCTCCTTCCAGATGTTCACCATCTCTTCAGCCCATCCACGCTCATAGGCGTGGATGTCTTCCTGGGTGACGGGAGTCTTGATGTTATTCGTTCCATTCTTCATTGTTATATACCAGGTCTAGCGGCTCACTCACGTCGATGTGAAACTCTACGCCTGTAAGCCCGTTAATAAAATATGCGCCTATCTCCCGATTGTCCACCTGGTCGCTCAGCAGATAGGTGAAATCGCTTTCCCATTTCATCTTGTCTATGAGGATGCGGCTCAGAAACTGGCGGAATATCTTGCGGCAGGTGTTGAGCTTCTCCTGGCGGTCGTTCATGTCGTTGAGTCTGTAGCGCATCAGGATCCATACCGTATAGGTTACTATCTTGCGGAAACTTCCGTCTCCGTTCACCGCCACGTTGCCGTCGTTGGTATCGTCTATCACTATGAAGTTCCTGCTCTTCTGCATATTTGCCAGCATGCCCTCAAAGGCCATGGGACTGGAGCAGGTGGTGGTCAGGAAGCCCAGTTCCTGAGTAAGCTTGTTCTTCTTCGTCAGGTCTCTGAAGTAGGAAAAAGCATCGAAGCCCACCTGTACCGATGGAGTGTTGATGTCTGTCTTGATCATGATTTCTTCAGTCTTTTGTTCAGTTCTTCAGCTTCACGTGCCTTGGCATCCAGCTCGGTGAGTGCCCTCCACACGTCAGCCTTCTTGATTATCTCTTCCTTGGTGATGTCGCCACCCGTCAGCGCCCTTATCTGGGCGTTCATGGCTTCGGTGGCATCATACTCGCCGTCACCACCGGCTGGCTTGAAGAGATGAGGGAAATGTGTGGAAAAGTTGTACTTTATCCACATAAACCAGAGGAACACACCTATCACCTCGGGCGCAGAGCAGTCTATCTGCCCTGCTTCGCTGCCATCCTCCTTCAGGTAGAGGATGGCAGCCATCTCGCGGATAGGCGTATCGTCCGACTGGTCGCTCTGTAGGAAGTTCTGGTAGTAGTTGTCGCAGACGATGTAGTTGTAGAACGGTACATCGTGCAGTTCCACGTCCGCAGCCTTGAAACGGCCTATAAAGTCGAGCCTGTTGTCTGCTCCCTTGCCGTTGAAGATGAAGTTGAATTCCTCGCAGAACTCCCTCACCTGCCATAGCTCAAGGAAAAACCGCAGCTTCTTGCCTTCTTCGGTCTTCACCTCGCAGAGCCAGCCGTCTTTTTTCTCGTTGAGCACCTTCACGCCCGCAAACCTGCAGAACAGGTAGGTTTTTATCTGCCATTCGTCCCAGTCCTGCGTAAGCAGGTAGAGCACGTAGCGCAGCTGGTCCTGCGTCAGTTCACTCCAGGAGTGTGGGGCATGCAGCACCAGCGTGCCGTCAGCCAGCAAAGAAGAAGGTTGTGTCGTCAGCTTTGTTTTCATAACTTTTCATGTGATTGGCCTTGTAGGCCGATGAAACCGCGTATTTCTCGAAATCACCGATGTGTTCCTCTATGAACCGAAGCAGGTTCTCGAAGAGAAGGGTGCTGCGATGCAGGTATTCGACGGTCGTTTTCTCAGTACCATTTACGGTGAGGTGTTCACCGATGAAAGCGAGCATTTTTACCTTTGCCGCACGATGAGATGGGGCAAAATGACCTTTTCGCTCCTCGGCGATGATTTCATCGATGAGGGCATCGCCCAACTGCTTGCGCAGGAATGCCTCGGTGGCATCGATGGATTTCTTGTACTTCACCAGGTCGTCATAGGTGAGCTGCCCGCTTACGCCGCACCAGCCCGAGAGGATGGCAGGCGACCATACCAGCGAGTTAATGTTCATCTCTGCCTGTTCCGTCTCGCTCCAGCCGTCAAACTTGCGCATCAGGAAGATAACCTGGTGCTTGTTGTAGTCGCGCTGGTAGGTGAGTTCTGCCTTCATGGCTTCCACTCTCGCCTGCGATGCCGGAGCGATATTCTCGTTGGATACCACGCCGAAACCGTTGTCGGTCATGATGAGGTCATGCGAGTGCAGACGGCTCAGGAAGGTGGCACGTATCACGTAGCTGCGGATGGCGGTCATCAGTTCCGTGCCTTCCTGCGTGGCTTCCTCCGCATATTCATTACCTATCACCTGTTCCACCAGCTCGCTGTATGGAATGCTGAATGATGGCTCCATGTTCCTGAAGACATCTTCGGTGGCAGCCCCCACGAAAGGAAGGAGCTGCTCAAACTGTTCAATGCTAATCTTGATCATCTGTCTTTGAATTTGGATTGTTAGACACTTTCTTGGCATCCTTATTCTCATCGAGCGTGGTGAGCATGATGAGCGGAACGTCTGGATAAACCTTCTCTTCCCAGTGATTGAAGTAGATCACCACCCAGTGAACGGTCTCCATCAGGTCGTGGAATGCCTTCTCTATACTCTGCTTCAGCGTGAAGAGTTCACGCTTGTCGGAACCCGAATTGTTGGTCTGGCTCTTACCGGGCGTGGCACCCACCAGGTTAGGGTGGATGTTGTCGGCATAACACTGCATGTTGTTGCTCTCGGCAATGTCGTCGCTGTAGTCGCCTCCGTCCTTCGAGGTGTCGATGCGGGTGATGCGCACCATCTTCACCTCCTTGCCGTCGGGCGTGGTGTAGTAGCCCGCTATCCAGAGCTTGCCGCTGTTCTCTATGCCCGATATGAAGGAGCGGATTTTCTCCTTCTCGGCAAGCTTGCGCTGTTTCTGCTTCTCGGGGTCGGTGATGTGTTCCTCCTTGAAGATGCCGCGCCAGTAGTCGTTGTGAATCTCTACCAGGTAGGGGATGGTGGCGTGATTCTTCAGCTTTGCCATCTTGCCGATGGCGATGAGCCGGGAGATGTCGTACCATTTATCTCTGAAGATGGCGGAATAGTAGGGCACGGGATAGTACTGGCAGCCTGGGGTAGGGAAGCGGGTTACGATGGCAAAGACGCGCTCCTTGCAGGCCGGCTGGGTGCTCTGCCGCGATTTCACCTTGCCGTTCTGCCCGTCAAGCCCCATGCGCTTCTGGAGGTCGCCCAGCGGATCCAGCTCGTCGAGCAGTGGCAGAACCTCTACGTTGTCAGGCTTTACGCTGTTTCTCCAGTTGGCATAGAGCACGTATTCCGAGCGTCCGTTCTTGCTCTGGGTAAAGCGGCAGTAGCATGCCTCCTTGTGGCGGATGCCCACTATCTTGTCGCCCTTCTTGTTGAGGATGATGGCCGAGACGCAGAAGAAGAAGTATTTCATGTCGGTAATCTGCTCCAGGAAGAAGCGGCTCATCGAGTTGTGCATTCTGAACAGGTTCACTTCCTTGTCCTTGCTGGGCAGCTTGGTCTCCACGTCGTTATACTGGAAGCCCATGCCGTAGCAGGTGAGCACGTTGAAGAGTTTGTTCTGCGCCATCACGCTGCTCTCCCCTATTCGCCTGATAAGCTCGTAGGGCAGCGCATTGTCTTCGCCGAACGGTATGTAGGTATAATTCTTCTTGCCTATCTCTATCTCAACGAGAGGGGTGGTTCCGTCATCATCGAAGATGCTGCCCGACTCCACGAATCCGCTGGTAGGGGAGGAGGTCTGATAGTCGAGCACAGCGCCCATGGTGGCGAAGGTGATGTCAATATCGTTGTTATTCTTTTCCATAATCTGTTATAAATAAATAGAATGATCATTATATCTGAAGATGAAGATATCCCTCACCTTGCGTATCTGATGATTCACGGGGTTGTAGAGGTTGTGGGTTCCCTGCTGCCAGGAACTGCTCTTCACCAGCCAGCCCCGATACTGGATGATGGAACCGTCGCTGCCCTTCCAGCAGTCCAGGTCCACGGGCGTGCGGTCGATGCGGGAAATATCCAGCGCACGCCTCAGTTCATTGATGTGAATGGCTTTGGGTGTTGTATTCTTTGGCATGTCTGCGACAAAATTATAAGGGTGAAACTTCTAGTTGAATGTATCATCGAAGGAATCATCAAAGATTCTTCCCGATGTGGAACTTACGGTTCTGAAGATGACGTTCTGTACCCTCTGGGCATACTGGTAGGAGAAGGTGAACTCTGCCAGGTCGTCATCTTCGTTGGTCCGTTCGCTTTTCGAGTCGGTAAAGGTGATTTCCTTATCCTGGGCATAATCCCTGAAGAGATAGACTTCATCGCTTCGCAGCAGGTCTTCGGCAAAATGGGCCATGGATGGCGGAATAATGCCGGTGTCGCCCTCGAAGGTGCGGGTCTCCCTTACGGAATAGTTGATTTTCTTGCCTTCAATCACCGCCTGCTTGCGCTCGAAGGTTGGGGCAATCTTCTTCTTGCCCAGACAGTAGAAGATCTCCTGGCAGCCGAACGAGTTCGTGAAGAGCAGCACAGGGTCTGCCACGGCCTGGGTGTGGTCTATCCTGAACTCCTGCTCTCGCTTGCCCACGCTCACGGTATAGGCAAAGAGACTGCCCTTGCTCTCATCGTAGAATCTGTCGGGCGATACATCGAAGGTGGTTACGCCCTTGTCGGTATGGACGGGCACGTTTTCCGCTCCGAAGGTGGCGGTGTTCACGGTGTGATTGCCGTCGAAATACTGGGCTACCACGATGGGGACGGTGCTGTCTGCGCCTGCTGCATGCAGGTATTCACGATGCCCCAGGCGGGTGAGTTTGTAGCCGTCGAGCAGGGTGAGGAAGAAAGTGTTGAGGAACGCCTCGCAGCTCATGTTGATATCCACGGTGGCATAGTGGGCAGTAAACTTGCCCGTCCAGCTGTCCGTGTCGCTGTCGCCCGTATGCTCGGTGATTTTGATGGTGCAGTCGGCCACCACGGTCTGGCGCACGTAGTCGGCTATGAGTGTGCCCAGGTCGTGTATGGTCACCTTGCCCGATACGGGGTAGTAGTTTTCGCTGAGCACTTCTTCATCGCCACAGGTGATGGTGACGACGGCATACTCACCGCTTACCTTGAAGGAGAAGGCGTCGAGTTCGCTGGTGAAGATGGGCGAAATGGGTTGGTTGATAACTGTAATCATATCTCTGTTTCATTAAAACAATGCAAAGATAGGATGATAGGGGAGAAAATAAAAATACCCAGCCGCCTCACGGCGACCGGGCATCAAATGTTGTACATTTAATATGTATGAATAGGCTACGCTTAGCCTAAGCTTATGAACCTTTTGAACAGGTTTATATGATTTCTAATTGAAAAAAAATGAATGTCATCATTTAAAAGGGCGCTGAATCGTTCTGCATTATCCAGGCCAGCTGCTTGCCGCTATAGCCCATCTTGTAGCCCTCGTTCAGCATGTATTCCGTGATATCGTTGACGCTTGCCGTTACCATATCCGATATGTCGGTCTGAATCTCCTTCGAGCTCTTGTATTCCACGGGAGCGTCTTTGTTCGGATCATAGGGCTGGTAATCTTCCAGGTAGGCGTGGAGGGCTACTCCCATACGCCACAGCTCTGCTTCCGTCATGCCGCACCTCCTTTCGCCTTGAGTGCGATTTCCATGGTCTCGAAGAGATTGCTCATGCGCTTGAAGGCGTTGAGCATGAGCAGCACCTTGCCGGGACCTCCGAAATCGTCCACGCTGTTGGTCACTACCTCGTCTGATACAAGCTTATCCTGTATGAAGTTGAGGTTCTCGATGAAGTTGTCGAGCTGGGCAACGTTCATCATATCTGCCAGCGCATTCCATACTTCCGCTGTCATGCGCATATTGGTTGGATTATTCTCGTTCATGCCTAATCGTTGTTTATGGTTTTCCACTTGGCCAGAGTCATATTGAACGGCTTAGCCTCTTTAGCACCGTATTGAAGAGTATAGTAGCGATGATCAAACCAGCGGATAACAGCCTGTCTGTGTGGCGCATCATCAATGACTGCGAATGATGCGACAACATTATCACCTCTCAGAAATTTGAGTTCCACCTTATGAGCATTCATCTGTCTGCCTTCAGTAATGAAGGACTGGCATTTGATGATGTCCTTGGTAGTCAGCTTATGAATGCGCTTGCGCAATTTCTTACTTTTCTTCATCGCCCGTACCTCCCTTTACGTACTTTCTGGCTTCTTTTACGAAGTCTTCTTTGACTCTTTCAGCCTTTCCATGAAGCTGAAACATTTGTCCAGCTAAACCAAACTTGTCACTAAAGGAGCGTGCCTCTCTTATTGCTGAATTCAATTTTTCAGCCTTATCCGTTAAAGCTTTCATCTTGATACGAAACTCCTCGACGAGACTCATCGGAACATTCTCGTTTAATACGAGTTCTCTTAATTCATCATTCATCGCTCATTCCTCCTTTCTTGTCTCTGGTCCAACCTGGATGAAGGAGTCCTTCCTCGGCTCCCGTGAGTACCCCCCCAGCCCGTCCGAGAACGGCCGTTTTGGGGTGTATCATAGAGGGCAGAACCGCTATCACGACTCCACCTAAGCCCTTCTAAGGGCATATCTTTTTTCATCTTAAAATTTTAGTTTATGTTAAACAATTCGTCATAAGGGCTTAAAAAGGCCGATATGAACACTAATAGAGCGTGTTTTTCGATGGTATATGATTCCCTACAGGT